TTCATCTGCTGGTTGTCCTGTCCATTCTTCCCAAACTTTTTTTGTCACACCAAGGTTGGTCATCCCGCCAGGGTCTTTGGGATGGTTGACATACCCGCCTTCATGTTTCAAAACTTCCGCAAGGCAAGCGTCAAAGTTTGACTTCATTTGTCAGGGGTTGCAGCGCCAATCAACCCAACCAATGCAAGACCAGCAGAAATGATCACATCTTGCATTTGAGGGGCAATCGGGATGCCTGCTGCGGTCAGCAACATCACAATACCACGCCATGTAGATGGCTCTTTTAGACGCTCAAGAATGTATTGCTTCATATCAACTCCTTAGTGTTTACCAAAAAAAAACCCAAGTATTCCCGTTGCGACAGACCACAAGCCAAGGCCAAGCCAGAGTGCGCCCTTAGAACGGTTTGCCATGTCTAGCAACTGTTCCATTTGCTTTTCCATTTTGTCCATCTTCTTGTCCATGTCTTGAACTTTTTGCCAAAGCACCCCGTATTTCACTGGGTCGATTTCTGGTGCATTCATTTCTTGCCAGCCTTCAACATATCATTTGGATTGTTAGCACCAGATTGTTTACCAAGTTGCTTTGCTTTCTGCATTTCTTTTTCCATTTTTTTCACAGCTTTGGTTTCGGCTTTTGCGGCTTTTGCGGCTTGAACTTTTGTTCCAAGTTCTCTGCCCATAAAAGCGCCAGCACCAACAGCTAACGGATTTCCTTCACCCAAAAAGCCACCAACAGCAGCACCAGCAGTAGCACCAATGCCAGGTGCGCCCTTTTCAAGCAATCCAACTCTGCGTTGTTGCAGGGCAGCGCCTTCGTATTTCAAAGCAGGGGTGTATTGCCCAACATAGTTTAAAGCGTGAAACTTTTGCACTTCAGATGGCGGGAAGGTTTCAACAATCTTTTGACCGACCAAAGAATTCAACACATTGTTGGCTTTCTTTGAACTCCATTCACCCACATTGCTTGCGCCAGCTTTGTAAATCTCACGGGCTAATGCACCATCTATTTCAGCCACAGCAGCACGGGCAGAGTCTTGCAACTCTTTAGGAATAGGTGGCATTCCTTCTGGTGCATTGCGAATCCGACCTTCTGCCAATTCGTTTAATGTGTCACGAATATGCCTCCATTGGTCTTTGGGCATATTGTTTAACTTTTGAGGAATTTTCTCCAAAGGTGTGGCAGAAGTCAGCACACCATTTTTGTCAACTTCGCCAAAAACTTTATCAATCCCTTTTGACTTAAACAAGTTTTTTTCTAACTTGTGAATGTTGTCGCCAAGTTTGTAAAGCGCAGGGTCAGCAACAGCAGCAATGTCTTGATCAATTGCACCGTTAATATCCCTAATCAAACTTGCTCTGTCTCTGTTCCAAATTTTTGGACTGTTGAAAATCTTTTTAACATGGTCGTAAGCAGCAACAGAGCCAGGTGGCAAAATCGTTCCATCTGGCATTTTGAAACCTGTGGTTCTAGCCAAATCAACAAATTCTTTTGCAGATTCCAACAGATTTGCCTGTCCAGCAGCCTTGAAAGTGGTTATTTCAAGCGGGTCATTTACAAATTTGTCAATATGTGTAGTCTTGATGGTATTGTTGCCAACTTTGTTAAAAGCGGAGTTGTAAATCTCTCGCTTGGCTTGATTCAAATACCCTGTGAGGCTTGAACCAGACAAATCTTCAGGGTCTAAACCATGAAACACATCATTAATGCGTTGACCACGTTGCTCATCATTGATTAGTGTGCGTGATGCGCCAGTAGCATCAACTCGATCTTCTGCAAATTTAGACAAACCGATTTGTTCATTGGCAATTTGTTCTTTCATTTTCATGCCAAGTGGGGTCGGCTCTGCCATAGATGCCAAAGCGTGTTCATTACGCAATAAATTGTCATTGCCAGTAACCACACCAGGTCGGGGATTAACGCCAGGCAAAACTTCTTGAAACAACTGCGAACGCAATTGCTGTTCGGCTGGTGGCACATCTTTTGGAATCTTGGCAAGTTTTACTTGAGGAAAGATTTCACTTCCACCACGTTCCTCACCAGTAAATTTGCCCAAATAAGGATTGTCAGTTGCGGCAGCAGCGCCCACACTACCCGCTTTGCCTTGCATAGCAGCAAAGTCAGCAGCGGCTTGCTCTTTTGTCATTGTCGGTTTGACAATTTGCAACTCGGCAGCGGCTTCACGAATAGGGGCGGTCACAGCGCCAGCAGCTTGTTTGGCAACGCCAGCAGCTTGCTTGGCAGCAGGGGCAACTTCTTTGAATGCCTGTGGCAACGCAAACGAAGCGGTTAACGCCATGTTTTTAACGTCTTGTTCGGGAATGCCTGTTCTTTCAGAAATTTGTTTGGCAGTCAAACCCAATTTCTCAGCCATTTCCTTGACTTTTTCGACCACGGGTTCAGTCACACCGCCCAAAGGCTTTTGATAGGCTTCGCTGCCCGTGATACCCAAGGCTTTGCCAACTGGTTGGGCAATAGATTGTTCTGCCACTTTGCCGATTTCTGCGGCACGTTCAGGCGTGTTGGCAGTTCTTGCCAAGGCTTGAACCCCTGCGCCATACGCAGCAGGCACAATCCCATAAGCCACATCAATTGCGCCAGCAACCCGTTCGCCCAAATCTCGTTTGGCTTCTTGGTATTTGTTGATGGTCTTGGCAGCAATGCCTGCAATCTTTCTTGATACAGGCTCGTTTGCCGCCATGTTTGCTTGTGCTTCGGCAGGGTTAAAACCCGCATAAGAACCACGACCAGCGCCAGCGGTTGAAGGTGTAGGTTGTGCGGTAGGTTGTGCCGCAGGCTTGCCACCAGACAAAAATGCTTCAAGTTCATCACCAGCGGGTTGGACTGGCTGCGTTTGTTGCACTTGTTGCGTTTGTTGCGTTTGCTGACCTTGCAAAACCTTGTTCACATACTGTGATGGGTCTTTGGTGATAAAACCACCATATTGAGCCAAAGCCTTGTTCACATCGCCTTTGTTTTGGGCAACCAGTTTCTCAAGATAGCCTTTGGCGGCTTGACGGGCTTCTTGCTCATTGAAAGGGTTGAACTCAATACCCTGCTTGTGCAACATCTGCACAGTCTCAGGCATGAATTGATACGGACCCATTGCCTTGGTGTCTTTGTTCAAGGCGAATCGGTCTTTGCCACTTTCAACTTTTCGCAAGCTGTCAAGCAGTTGGTCGGTAATCACCGATGGGGCAGCAGATGTGGCAGCAGGGGCGGCTGGCTTTTTAGCTGTCGCTGTGCCACCTCCCAAGAATTGTTCCAGTTCATCCATTACAAACTTCCTGTCTCAGATAGTTTTTTGATGTTCCTGTATTTTGTAAGAAATTCTTGATGCTTGGCAGGGGTCGGGAACAATTCTTTTAGACGTTTTTGCTTTTCAGCAGGGTCCTCAACGTCACGAATAATGTTCATGGCTTCAAAAATCTTGCTGTCTGCATTGGCATTCCATGCCTGCTTAAACGCATTCATGTTGTTGTCGCCAAAACGGTTCTTGAATGCCTCTGCGCCTGTTGCCTGCATATCAATGTTTGTCATGTCGGCTTGCGCTCTACGGGCAATTTTGATCAGGGTTTCAGGTGGCACAGATTCGTCACCACTTGCCACACGGGTCAAGTCCATGCCAGCCACGGTGTTGCCGCCTTGACCCAAAGCACGAAGGTTGGAGATTTGCAAGTTTGCCAAGTCTTTAGCCAACATTTTGTAATCTTCACTTGCCACAGCGGTGCGAACCTTGCGCTCAACATCGCCCAACAAACCACCTTTTTCAAAGTACAAATCTTTGGCAATCTTTTGGGCTTGATTGATGGTTTCCTCAACGTTTCTGCGGTCAGTTGATAGCATTGCCTGCCGACCAACCAAATTGTTACGGTAAGCCTCGCCTGTGGCTTGGTCTTTGGCTTCTGTGGGTTCAGGAATGTAAGGTTGTGCAGCAGAACGAATTGGATAAGGCACACGCATACCTGGCGCAACTTGTGAGCCAGCAGCAACGGGCGCACCTCCAGCACCTCCAACAGCGGGGGCAGCGGCAACGGGTTGTGTGCTTGCCCCAATGCCGCCAAGTGTGGAAGCCTGTGAAGCGGTGTCCATGCCCTGAATTAGACGTTGCTTGTAAAAGTTACGCAGACCAGCAGGATTTTGTTCTGCCATTTCCAAATAAGGGGTCAACAACTGTCGTGATTGTTCTTCTGGCACACCTAGGGCTTTGCCAGTTTGCAAACCACGTTGCATCACCAAATCAGCCAAACGCTTTTTGTCAACAGCGGTGGGGTTTTGCTCGGCAGCAATAATCAACGGGTCATTGATCATTGAAATCTGACTGTTCGCAATCTTTTGGAATCGGTCTTGATTCAAACCAAGCACATCTTTTTGTGTCTTGATTTGCGCCTGTTGTGTGGCTTCTTGCTGTTGTTGCAGTTCAAGCGGGTTGATTTGCTCGGCTTGGCGGTATTGTTGTGCGCCCCTAGCCATGTTGACCATTTCAGCCAAGGACATACCTTGTGCTGGTTTGATGCCTGTTGCAACTGGTGTAACGGTTAAATCTGCCATGTTGATTCCTTATTAACCGCCTGCGGTAACGTCTTGAACTGGACCCATAAATTGATTTGATGGGGTCAGATAGTTGTAACCGCCTGCGGCTGGTGTTTGTGGTCGCAGGAATGAATACAACATTGCCGAATTGCCAATTCCTTGCAAGCCAGCAGCTTGTGCATTTGCTGCGCCAACTTGACCAGCGCCCAAAGCAGAAGCGCCACCGATACCTAACTGGCTCATGGCATTTGCTGCGTTTGTGCCAAGGGTCGAGGCTTGACCTTGTGCAGTTTGACCAATGCCAGCCAAGTTAGAAAGGCGGTTGTAAATGTCAGTTTGTTGGTTGCGCCAGTTGCTTAAAGCATCTTGGTATGCGTTTTGTGCATACTTTTCAGCAAACATGGTTCTTGCACGATCAACGTTTGAGCCAGGGCTACCAACGTTCATGGCTTGAGCAGTAGCGCCCAAACCTTGCTGTTTCATAAACTCATAGTTTGGCGCAAGATTGGCGTTTAAGTCAGCGGCAGTAAATGTTTTGGTGAACTGCGGCAACATGGATTTGATCGTTCCCAACGATTCGTAGCCAGCCTCACGATAAGGCTTTTGTTGCTCGTTAAGAATGTCAAACATTTCACGCTGTTGACGGGCGGCATCTTGAGTTGCCTGATATTGAAGTTGTGAAGCATCTCTAGCTGCGCCAGCTTGATTCTGACTGCCCATGTAGCCCAAAAGGGCTGAACCACCAATTGCAACTCTTACCCATGACATATTTATTCCCCTTCCAATTCTTTCATCTGACTGACAATTTCTTTGAGTTTGTTTGACGAATCAAACAGCGCCAAATCATCAGGCTCAATTAACTCGGCTTCAATCTCATCCAAGTCTGTTTTATCTGTTCTGTGAACGGTGATTCCAATCGAATCCATCGTTGCCAATGTCACACGCTTTGTGCCAGGCTCAGATTCAATAATGTCGCCAGCCTGCAACTTTTTCATACCGTTCTCAGTCCACGCAATTATCTCGCCTTTAGCGCATAAAAAGAAGTGGGGTTCTTTATGAACTTTACCCACAATCAGCGTTCCAGCGGGGCGAATCAGCTTGCGGCAGTACATTCCAGGTCTAAAGTAATGCTCTGTGACCAATTCAGCCTGCGGCATCTTTGCCATCTCGGTTTGCAGGCGGTCAATTTGCTCTCGGCTGACCTGTGTTGGCAGTTCTAAATCGTTCAAAATGTACCCCCACCGATTCCGTTCAAGGCAGTCAAATCTGTGAATTTACCAGCCGCAGGCGTTGTCAAGCCAATGGTTGAATTGTTGATTTCTGCATTATCTATTGAACCACCATTAACAATCAAAAAATTGACAGTTTGTGACAATACATTTGGATTCATCAACCACAATAGCCAAGCCTGCGTTGGTCTGCCCGTTGTGGGGTCAAGAAACGCAGAATATGGGATGTTGATATTACTGTTTGGGACTGTGGTCGCCATCAGTTATCCCCTGCGCTTGCCTTCAATTCTGCCGAAACAATAACAGCCTTCACGGGGTCGGTAATGACCACTTCAAAAATCCTATCCCGTGACCAGCCCAAACGCCTCCACAAAGCACGGTTGGCGTATTGACCGATCTTGCCAATAGTCACCCAATGTTCGTTAGACCAAGTAGAACCACCGTCATTTGACCAACGCAACATGGCTTGTGGGTCTTGCCCCTGCCCTGTGGTCAATCCAACGCCAGGTTGAAACTGGATTTGGAAAGATTCAAAGTATTGGCGTTGTAAGTCTGTTGTCAGGTGTGGCGCTCTGCGAACTCTGCGAATTGGCGCACCATCCTCTGTGTAGACCTCGTTTTGAATGGTGTAAATCTTGCCATTTTCAAAGTCGCCAACCACATATTCGTTGTTGAAATAGCAACCACAATTAGAACGGTGGCGGGTATAAACCGCTTTTTCAGCATCCCATGACAACCATTTGTGCCATTGTTGAGTTGAACCGTCATAAACCCAAGTCAAACCATATTCACCGATGCTAGGAAATGTGACCACATACATTTCGTGACCTTCGATTTGGTAGGTGTAAGCCACCGCATCGCTGGTAATTTGATTCATCAAAGATTGTTCAACAGCGTGTGTCGAGAACTTCTGATATTCATAGTTGACCATTGCCTCAACTGTGGAATCACCACGGGTGTCTTTGGCAACCAATGCAAAAGAAGTGCCAAAACGTGCCACAGAGAAAGCAGCACCACAACCAGATTGTGTGGTTGTGCCAGGCACACGCTGAAATGGGAACGAAGTGATACCTTGAATTACGTTGCCCACATCAGTCCAAACCTCGGTGGTCACATCTTTGAGCAAATAGACCTGTCTGCGGTCAACAATCATGCTCACAATGTTGTCAGGATAGCCGTTTGCAGAGCCATACAAGGCTTGTGTTGATAAACGGGAATCAAGATCAGTACAAGCCCAATTAAAAGTCCCAGGCTCGTTATAAATGTTGTACCCATCCACAGAATCAACCACAGTAGCACCCTGCCAAGGTCCATCAGTAGATGGCAAAACGTCAAAACTGTTTGTTGATTCAACCCATGTGTAACGGTTTACACCGTCAACAATGTAGGCAACCATTCCCTCATTGGTTTGGTTGTCAGAAATGGACACATATCCTGTTGTGGTGGTCAATGTTCCAATTTGTGTCGCAGTCCAAGTTTTGTCAATCTTGTAAACCTTGTTATGTGAGACTGTGATGATGTAGTTCTCATTTGACAAGGTTTTCATGCCACGAACTTCGCCAACTTCAAGTTGGGCAACCTTGACCAAGCCAGGGGTGGGATACATAGCCACCACACCCCGTGTGCCAGGCTGTTTGGTCGGGTCAATTTCGCAAAAGAAGTTAATGCACTCTTGTGCGTCTTGATAGATTGACGGGGCTTCGTATGAAGCGCCAACAAAACCGAAATCAGGCATTAGGAGAATCCCCCATCCATAATAAAGCCAGCATCTTTGGCTTTACCCATCATAAGCGAATCAGGGTAGCGTGACACTTGTGGTGGTCGCATATTTGTACGCTTGACGGTGGATTTGGCTTGGGCAGCTTGGGCGCTGATCATTCCAACCTGAATCTGGTTTACCTTGCCGTACATAGGCATTAGGCGTTCAGCCAAACACCAGCGCAAAGCCATGTTGTAACCCTGTGGCAACGTGATGGTATCAGTCAGGTTTTGGAACTGACGGAAAATTGTCTGTGTGAACAAATGCAGTTCACCTTGCGCTGGATTTGGGTAGACATACAACGTGCCAAGCGTTTCAGCAGGCATATAGTAGATCATTTTTGCCCAAGGACCATTCAGTTGCTTGATGCCCAAGGATTCATATTCCTCAAGGCTCAAAATTGCCAAAGGATAATCCAAATATCCACCAGCAACGCTTGAGCCGCCTTGCATAGTAGCAACACGCACAAAACCAGATTCAATGGTCAGGGGGCGCTCATAGTAGGCATTGATGGTGGTGCTTGCCACAGTCTGAGACTTGCTGACCGTGTAAGTGCCTCCTTCGTTGACGTTACCGCCAGCGCCAGTACCAAAACCAACAATGGTTGTGCCTGCTGCAATGCCAGTACCTGTGATGGTCATGCCCATTGTGATTGCGCCAGAAGTCACCGCATTTGCGGGAACAGTCAGCGTAAATCCTGAGATTGAACCTGTAAAAGTAGCACCAACAGAACCGCCAGGACCAAGTGTGTATTGCACCGTGTTTTGAATGGTCGGGAAAATGATTTCGGTTTTGTAAAAAACCATCATGTTTTCGTTTGACCATTGAGCAATCATGTCATTGAGCATATCCAGCCCGTCTTGGGCTTCGTCTGCTGTTGGGGATTCACCAGCGGCAACTGCGCCAATGTCCTTCATCGCACGGGTGATGATGTCAAGAGGTGTAGTCATGTTTACTCCATCACAAGATTTGAATACTTGTCGGGTTGATTTTTGTAAGCCTCAATAACATCAGAAGTCCAAACGGACAAACAAACATCTTGAACTCTTTGCTCTTGTTCAGAAACATCTTGACCAGGCGTTAATGTCCATCTGTGATATGTCACGCTGATTTGTTGATCATCTTCAAAGATTTTTGTTGCTTGGCGCACTTGTACAACGCCATTTTCAATGACTTCAATTTTGTCGATGGAAATGTTTTTTGTAAGTGCCATTTTTATGTCGCCTTATATGTGCATTGAAAAATCAGGTAGCCAGATGAACCCATTGCGCTAGGTGCAAAAACTGCCTGATCTTTTGTGCTTCCCATTTGAGTAACAGCAGCCAATGCAGAACCATTTTTGACTTCAATTGCAACTTGTGTATATCCACTTCCCCATGTCATATTCACGCCAGTTTCAGACACAGCACCACTTGACCAATCATTTGAATTCATAGATGGTGTAAATGGAAAACCGCCAATTTGTGCGTATCCACTACCACCCGAATTAGCAGACCAACCAAGTTGACAAGAAACACTAACAAGCGAACCAATTTTGACGTAAGTTCCACGTTGATAGCTGTATGTCACAGTTGGATTACTAGATGAGCCAATCAATGTTGGTGTCCAAGTTCCTTCTTCATAATCATCAAGCGTATTGGCATCACTAGAGGCGCTTTGTGTTGCGGGGAATGTGATACCAGCACCGCTTGCTGCTGCTGTTGCGCCACCAACGCCAATTGTTGTACCAAATGAAGGTGTTGAAGAAAGAACAACTGACCCCGTGCCTGTTGACGTTGACACGCCTGTGCCACCTCGACTTACAGCCAATTGACCTGTCCAACCTAATGTCAACGATGCAGCATTCAACAATGCCGTGCTTGCGCTGCCGCCCAAAGTCAAAGTCACATTGGTGTCATCAGTCTTTGTAAGAGCCGCTGGCGCTGTCCATTGAGGGGCTGTGCCACTACTAGACAAATAACGACCTGTTGCGCCAATTGCAAGTTTTGACAATGTTGTTCCACTTGCGTAATACAACATATCACCAGCAGTATATGAAGTTAAACCAGTACCACCAGCGGTGGTCGGAGTAACTTTCCAACCAATTACTTGAATAGCGTTTGCATTGTCTTTGTAAAACAATTTGCCATCGGTGATGTTGATAGCAAGTTCCGAACCCAATGTGCTATTGGTTAAATTACCAACAGCAGGTGTATTGCTAGCTGTGCTGCTGCTGTAAATTAGGATTGGCGTGTAGCCTGTTTGTGCCATGTCGCTTCCTTATTTTGCAATCCAACCAGTATTGCCAGTTCCTGATTCTTTAACGTAAAACGTAGAACCAGCGCCACCATCAGTTCTTGTATAAAGCGCACCAACAGATGCAACAATTGCACCTTCTGGACTTCCAGTTCCTTGCACAACACCGATTTGGTTTTTCCAAAGAACACCGCCAGGAACAATTGCATAATTGTCATACCATGTGCCGTTCAATGTGCCTCGTTGGAAAGCGGCTTTATTGCTTCCAGCGCCAGGCGAATAATCAAAGTTGCCGCAATCCAACGTACAGTTGTACCAACTCATGTCGTTGCATTGATTCATTGCGTTGCCTGTGGTGGTCAATCGTGAATTGATAACCTGACCGTTGCTCACCAAATTGAACAAAGTTCCATTACCAAAATCACCAGAAATGTTTTCGCAATACAAATCCGTGCAATAACCAGCAACCCCTGTATTTGCAGAGCCAGCAAATTCAATGCCACGAATTGTGTAGTCTGCATCAATGCCTTTTAACAATGATGTTCCATCTTCCAATGTAACCTTGCCTGAATTGATTTCAACAAGTGTTGCGCCAGATGAATCAAACACACACAAATATGCACCTGACGGGGCAATGTTTGTGGCTTCCAAATAGTCAATGATTACTCGCCCTTTAGCTTCTGAGCCAACATTTGAAAATGTACCGCCAAGAGTAGCAAAACCATTAAGTTTGACCGAACCCAATTTAAGATATTGGAAACGGCTTGTCAAAATTGCAATGTCAGGACCAGCAGGATTTGTAAAAGAGCCATAAGGCGATGGGGCTGGCATGAAAGCTGTGTCCAAATCTAATTGGTCAATTTGAATTGAACCAACACGAACGCTGGCGCTATCACTTGCCAACTGAATGCAGCCGCCTCGAACATATCCAACCCAACAATCGTCAACCGTTTGGCTTCCACTATTGCTTTCAAAGTCAATGTTGCGATAACCAACACGATTGCCAAGAATTTGTTGAATGCGAACACCATGTCCACCTGTGATTGAACAAATGCTTCGATAAATGTTGTCACCATCCAAAGAAATCACGTTTACATCGTAAATGGGGGCAGCGGTAATCCCGCCCACATACAACACATCGCCACGAATGTCTGTGGCGTAATAGTTGCCAAGCGTGATGTTTTTGATCGTTGCGCTAGTGCCAACAATGTTGATGCAATGGTTAAATTCGCCAGTATCGGTAGCAATGTTGCCAATGAATGTCATATCACCCAACGACACATTGGATGCTTTGATGTTGATAATTGGCAGATCGTAGTTACCACCAACAGCGGATTTTTGCTTGATAATGGTTGACATTCCAGCGGTGAACCATTTTGTTCCCGCTGTGGTGATGTTAATTTGCGTGACAAGAAATGTACCCGATGGCACATAAATCATGTTTGATGCAGCCATTGCATTTGTAAATGCTGTGCTGCTATCAGTTGCACCTGTTGGGTCAGCGCCATAATCAACAACATTAACAATTTGGCGTAATTTTTCTTGCACCGTTTGATTGATTGCGCCAGTTCCACTATTAACAAAACCAACAATGCTTGAACCAGTTTGGTTGTTGGTAATGTCATTTAATGCTGTTTCAACACTAATTGAGCCAGGATATAAAAGACTGTTTACATTGGGTGTGTAAACAAGATTGGCTGCATTGTTTGCAATACCAGAAATGTTGTCCCATGTTCCAATTAAGTTATCACTTGCATCTTTAAGAACAAATTTGTAAGTGGCATTCCACGTTAGCCAAATTTCGCTGCTACCAATGATTCGACCTGATGCGTCTAAAACAATTGGATTTGCGTGTGCAATATTTCCTGCGGAAGTTGTGTAAACAGTTGCTGGTGTGCTTGTTCCAGCGTTGTATGTGTACAGCTTTCCACCTGAAAGAACAACACCATCATTGTTAAAAAACTGAGCCGCTGCACCAGCAACAGGAGAAAGAAGAACTGTCATTTTTATCCCTTCAAATCAGGCGTGAACACTTGTGGCAACCAAGGCGCAATGACCTTTTTTTGGCTTTCCAAAGTTTCGAGTTGTTCGTCTAAACGTTTTTTGACTTGTGAACCAATTGCATTTGTCACCCATTCAATGACGGTTTCCTCAACTACATCAGCAAAAGGAATTGTCAGTTTGGGTTCAGCAAAATGCCACCAACCTTCGGTTTCAACGATGTGGTCGCCCTTGACTTCTGAGCAAAAATATCTGGCGGCTGTAATTAATTCGCCATCTGCTTTAATTTCTAGGATTTTCCACATCAAAATGTGCCTCCACCAGTTCCACCAGTAACAGTCAAAACGCCTGTTGATGGATTGAATTTTAGTTTAGTTGAACTGACTTTAACAGGCAAATTACCCGTAGTGTTTGTTACCCAAGTCAGATATTCATCAGCATTGGTGCTGGTGTCATCAGTTATCGCCACATTGTTTGCGTTGGTTGCTGTGGTTGCGGTTGTCGCAGAGCCAGCAGAACCGTCAATGCTTACGCCTGTCAGCGATTGGCTGGCGCTTGAACGATTCAATGCAATGGCTGTTGTGCCAATGTAAACAGTTGAATTACCCAAAACGCCCGATGGAATCGTGCCAGAAAGTTGACCAGCAGGCAGACTAGTCAGGTTTGCACCAGAACCGCTGAATCCTGTGGCTGTAAACAATCCTGTGCTTGGGTTGTAATTTAACTTGGTTGAACTGACGTATTCGGTTGTGACATTGCCCGTAGTCTGATTGGCAAACAATGGGTAACGCACCGCATTTGTAGTGGTGTCATCTGTAATTGTTGCGTAAGCTGTGGGTGTAACCCAACTAGGTGCGCTTGTGCCATTGCTGGTCAAAACCTTACCCGCATCGCCTGCGCTTGATGCCAAGAAAGCAGTTGTGTCAGCAGCCGATTGGTAAGGGATAGATGCCGCAGCACCACCCGCCAAGTTGGTTGCCTTGTCTGCGGTTGTGGCAGACCCCACCGACAAAGTGGACTGCGCCACATATTGCGGGGCTGATGCGCCAGCGGTCAAAACATAGTTTGTCGTGCCAAGGCTTAAAAATGTGGTTGCCCCTGCGCCTGACTGATATGCCAAAGCGCCAGCAGTACCGCCAGCCAAATTGGTTGCCGTAGTGCTTGAGCCTGCGCTGCCTGCGGTTGTTGCGTATCCCACAGAAACGGTGGAAGGGGCAACGTTTGTCCAATAGCCCAAAGCACCATCTTGATATTGCAAAAGGTCGTTGTTGCTCAGAGTTGTAAGCTGCACGTTAGCATCTGTACCACCAAGCACAGAGCCAGGCTGCAAATAGACTTGAAATGAACCAGAGCCGCCAGGTCCAGCGTTAATCACCGTACCGACTTGATATTTGATGTTTGGGGCAACAGGTTTGTTTTTGGTCAAACCGCCTGTGACTGGGTTGTACCAAATGTCTTGTCCATCAACCCAAGTTTCACCGTATGTTGAACCATTGGTGTTTACACCATGAATCACGCCAAAATTGGTGATTCGACCAAAGCCATTATTTGCAATATCTTCTGTGGCAACACCAATAATCAAGTCTGATTCTGTAATTCCTGCTACGGTTGGCGCAAAAGTAATCACGCCAGAAGAACCAACAACGCCTGTTTTGTAGATCAGTTGAAGGATTGTGTCGCCTGAAATTGCTGCGCTGGCTTTGCCATACACAAAGATTTCTTCGCCAACTTGCTGTGTAATGTTGCCACCACCCATGCCAAGGTTCCATGCCCCTGTGTTTGGCGAATACCACATTTTTCCAGCAGCAACAGTAACAGCGTTGCCGTTGCCCATCTGAATGAAGGTTGGTGTGGATATACCACCTGTAAGCCCCGACAGGCTCGTAATGTCGCTGTTAGCACCACTTGCGGCAGCGCCCAAGTTTGAACGTGCTGTGGCGGCATCTGATGCGCCTGTGCCACCATCAGCAACCGCAATATCAGTTCCATTCCAAACGCCTGTGGCAATCGTGCCTAAAGTCGTAATGGAAGTCTGCCCTGCGTATGTATCGCTGATTTTTACGCCACTTGAACTGACATTCAGGGTCGTGCCATTAGCCACAACAGCAAAAGTGTTGCCTGTTAGCGACAGACCATTGCCAGCTAAGTAAGTGCCTGCACCAGAAAACTGCGACCAAGGCATTGCAGTCACATCAATTGTGCCGCCTTGATTTGCCGTGCAAACCCAACCTGTGTCAGCCAACGTTGCGCCAGATTCAATAAAAGTGAATGCGGAAGGGACTTCCGACCACACATTCATGTCGCTAGAACGTGACCAAGTGCCAGAAGATGCGACATAAATGCCGTTTTGCGCTAAGTTGGTTTGGCTCTTGACCAGAATTCGATCACCAGCGGTCAGGCTCAATGCCCAATCACCACCCGCTTGGGTTGTCAGACCCGCCAAGGTGATGTTGTTGGTTGTCCCGTAGACGCACGAAGCCTTTACATCAAGACCTTGAGCCACCGAATCAACATAACCTTTGTTGGCAATGTCGGTGTCAGCCACAGGCGTAGTCGAAACCGACCCTGTTGTGGCAGCGATGTTGGTGAATGTTCCAGCAGCAGGCACAGACCCACCAATTACGGTGCTGTCAATCGTGCTGTCGGTAATGGTCAGACCAGATTGAACGGGGTCAATTGGCGGCAGAAACGGTGTTCCCGCAGGACCGACAAAGTATTGAAGGGCGAACGTTGGTTCAGGGTCAAAAACGCCCTGAACGGGGACAATATTAGTTGTCTGTGTCTGCGCTGTGCTGTTGGACATAGCGCCCTAACTTATTCAAAGTAGAAAGTGGCTTTGACAGTTCCGCTGATCACAACATAAATGCCGTTTTCGGTGTTCAGACCATCAAAAAAGTTGTAGTTGGTTGCAGCCACAGGTGTGAAAACGCCCAAAACAGTCACATCTGTGCCAGTTGCTTCGGAATCGTAAACGGTGATTGTGGGTGTGCTTGAGGCGGCAGATACAAAAATGCCTTTGAGTTTGCCAGCGCCTTTTTTGATTGATGCGGTGGCTTCTAAGTAAGCGATGTTGGACATTTCAACCCCTTGAGTTTGTCAAATTATAGGCTTCAAAAGAGAAAAAGCCACCCCTTGCGGAAGTGGCTTTCCCATTATTTCATTGCCTGATTAGGGCAAGAAAGTCAGGTCGTAACCGTAGATGAACACATCAGCGGTTGCGGCTGCGCCTTGGGCGGTGGTGCAACGAATGTACAAAGGAGTACCAGAGATTGCATCGGTGCTTGTGGCAGCGGTCACAACAGTTTTAGCTGCGGTGGTGTTGCCTGTCAAAGCGTATGCAGATTTAACTGCTGTGCCAGTTGCGCCTGCGCCTGTGTACACAGCCAATTGTGCTGTGGTCAGGTCAACAGATGCGTTTGTCACGATGATGCTCTGAACGCTTACACGACCAGAAACCAAGATGTTGGCAACGGTGTCGGCAACGCTGTTCAGGTTGACGCTCTGAGCAGAAGCAATCAAGCGCAAGGCTTGGTTGGTTGCCAGATTTGAGGGATGGCTAGAAGTGGTTGATGCTGCGCCTGGATTAGACATGATCTTGTTCCTTAAAAATGAGATTTAGAAAAGCGGGGGATTTCTCCCCCACCAATTTCAATTAGCTGGCAACACGGCAAGCCAATTCAGGGTACAGCGGTGCCCAACCATACAGCACATCAACACGGGTAGGAATACTATCGTTGTTGATGGTGTACTGACGGACAACACGGAGGGACAAGCCCAACTCTTTGTCCGAAGCACGACCAGCGAAGTGAACGCCATCAGGCAATTCCAAGTCAGCAGTAGCCAAAGTGAAGGCATTGCGGTGCATCACAATGTTTTGTGGAGACACATCGCCAGCTTGGTTGAATGGGGTCACAGCAGAAGCGCCAGCAGACAAGATGCTCACGTTTTGGAACTGACCACCAGAGATAACAGCAGGCGAAACGGTCACGCTGTTGCCGCTGATAGCGGTCACAACGAAGTTACGCAGCTTGTTGCTACCGTAGGCTTGACGGTTTTGAGGGTTGACAGCGTACACATTGGCGATGGTGAAGGTGTCACCAACGTTAGGTGTGAAAGTGCCAGTTTTGCTCAAAGTCAAGGTGGAAGTTTGCGCCCAACCAGAAGTCAAGATGCCAGTATCGGTGCTGGTGTTGATGGTGGCTGTACCAGTATAAGTACCGAAAGTTTGAGCCGAAATGTTTTGGTCCATCTTCCAGTTCATACCAGCAGAATCACGACCCATCAAACCCTTTTCGTACTGCATACCGATGCGGTCGCTAGGCACGAACAGACCTTTCAAGCTGTCAACGATAGTTGCGCCTGTGAAGGGTTCAATCACGCAGGTGCGATTGCCATCACGGGGTGCGCCTTCGCTGTCAAGATAGGCTTGAGCAGTCAGGTATGTGAGCAAAGAAGTGGGTGGTGTGCCAGGTGTACCAACGATGTTCGCAGTATTCATGCGAGCCATAGTTGCACCGTCAAAGTCAATCTTGTTAGCCACAGCAGCCACAGCAGGCTTCAACACACGGTCAGAGAACATATCCAAAGACAATGCCAAATCTTGTGTAGTGAATTGTGTGTCAACGTGGAATTGGGTTGACAAGGTAACTGGAGTGCTGGTTTCGTTGAAATCTTCAACGTTCAAAGCAGGACCAGTAGTACCAATGAAACGACCAGGGCGGCGAACGTTCAATGTCGCACCAATTTTTGCGCCAGTAACGGCAAATTGGTCGTCATAGTTGCGGTCCACAGCAGAGGAGAAGGTCAACTCGTTTTCCAGCACCATGAGGGCTTCATTGGTGATCATCGAAATAGTCAATAAATTGTTTGACATGATTTTTCCTTAAAAAAAATGAATTTGTGTGTCAGCGGATACGCCCTGCCAAACGTGCTGCCTTCCATGCCTGATAACTGCCGTGGAATTGCCTATTGGAATCCAGTTCAGTTACAGGACCAGCAGAAGTCGCTCGGATAGGGTTTATCGGTGCTGGCGCTTTACTTTTTGCAGTCACAGAAGTTTTTTGAGGCTCTGATTCACCTTTCGGTTTCTCAAATTGCGCCTCCAGTTTTCCAATTGTCGCTAAGGCTCTTGTCAAGGTCATGCCTTGCAGTTTTTCAGCAACATCAGGATTTTCAGCAAGGTGATACAAAATCCGTGGTCCGACTTCTGATTCAAAGATTGCGTCACGCACTTCATTGCTCACGGCAATGTCAGACGAACCAACCATCATCTCAAAGTCAGGCATCTCAGATTTGGCGGCTTCCACACGCTGCGCCCAAGTGTTGATCACTTGTTGACGTTGTGCTTCGGCTTTTGCCTGTTCAGCCTTCTGCTTTTCCTCATTCAATCGCTGGTCTACCCGATAATCAACAAGCGCCTGTTGGTACTCGTACATATCGGAAAACTGCTCTGGCTTCGGTTCCTCATCAACCTTGATTTCCTCTTTTACAGGGGTAATCTTGGCTTCGATTTCCTTTAACCTTGCTTCCAATTCCTGCCTTGCTTGGCGCTCGGCTTGGGCTTCTGCCCGTGCCGCCTCCCGTTGCTTGGTCAGGTCTGAAAACCTTATCTCCAACTTGGATTTCTGTTTTCCATCTTCTGAAACTGTCGCATCATTCTTCCCCTCGGCTGGCTCACTCTGATCAGCAACCTCTGTTGTCGGCTCTGCGTTTGCAGCCTCGGCAACGGGGCGATCAGCTAAACCCAATTTCTTTGCGGTGAATTCAGCTAAATTTTCACTAGTCACCAGATTAGCGGCAACTCTTGGTTGTGCGGATTGCACTTCCTGTACTTCTGACATTGAGTTTCCTCAAAGGATTTTCCCTGTGAGCCTCACAGGTAAGGTTTGAGTAATATTACTCCAAATTTTGTGGCTGCGTCAATGGATTAGCCCCTTGCCCAATATCCTCTGCCGCAAACTGAGCATATTGCATCTGTTCGGCATTCCTACGGGCAATTTCCTCAGTCAATCGGGCGGTGTCCATGCGGTGCAACAACAGGGCTGTGATGGCTTCAATCTCGGTCTTGTTCTGACTTGTAATTGCACGGGTGTTTTGGTCATTGACCTTAACCTCTGCCATCGTTTCGGTGTTATGCGCCTTGGCAGTCTGACGCATGAGTTCACGCCTGTTTTCGTTGTCTTGCTTAACTTGCTCAATGTCTGCACGTTGCTGCATAGCCAATTGCATTGCTGCCATTTGGTTTTGCATATCCTGAACCTGTTTCTGCGCTTGCATAAGCTGCATCTGCACTTGAGGCGGCACATCTGATTTTTGATCAATCTGAGCCAAGGGATTCAGGGCGGCAAGACGGTCAGCAATCACATCAGCGCCAGGGAAGTCCATATTCCTAAACGCCAAGTCACCCGCCACATCAAACAACTTGTCTTTGGCAAGCAGCGGCATGATGGCTTCGACAGCTTGCTGGCGCTTGGTGTTAAAGCCAGGTCCAGTATCCATCACAACGTCATATTCGCCCACGGTCACATCGTTAAGCACCGCCTCAACGCCATCGGCTGTGGTCTTGCGCTCGTTGATGGTTTCCATGCTTGGCTGACCATCAGCGCCAATGATGCGAATCACCCGTTGGGTGTCGTAAATCTTTGGAATCAGGTCAAGAATGATTTTGCCCGTGTGACGAATCGAACGGGTCATGTTGTCATAGAAATGGAAGTTGGACAGGTCAACTTGATTTTGCTGACCAGCCAATGCCTTGCCAGAAATATTCCCGCTTGGCAGTTGGTTGGGGTCAAGGATGCCCAACACCATCTGCAAGTCGGCAGAGATAGCGCCAGCGGCTTCCATAATGCCTGTGGGTGGTGGCTCTGGCTGCAAGCGGCTTGGCACAGGGGCGGGTCTACCCTCAATATCGGTTTGCTTGTAACGCAACACAGGGGTGGATTTGATGTTAGCCAGCGACCACTCGTTTTCATGCCCTTCGTCTTGACCTTCTGCCAACAGCCATTTGGCTTTAGGCGCAAGGGCAATGCTCTCGGTCATGCTGGTGCGCCAGAAGTTGTACATACGCTGTGGGTCTTTGGCAAAACGCACCAAGCCATATTTCTTGCGCTTGTCATCAACAATCACTTGTGCGCCATAGCAAGGCACAACGGGAATATATTTGCCAGGCAAAGTGCGTTCTTCCAACACTTCCATAGCGGTCATCTTGACCCATTTCACAGCCTTGCGGAACGAATCACGTTGGTCTACAACGGTCAAGCCTGCGGCTTCCACCCGTTCAAAGAACTTGTCAGAATCGGCAAAATGCTTTGTGCCATCACTCAGCAAATACAACTTGGCTTTTTCACGCTCAACGTAGAAATACTCGGCAAGGCGAATATCCTCTTTTGTCACCCACGCTGCGGTGTCATCACCTGTGCTGCGTTGGGTAAAAGATGCGCCATCGTTTGCGCCAGGATACTGTTGACGGAAGTTCTTTTTGTCCATCAGCGTTGTAATCAGGCAACGCTCGGCATCTGAACCATCAGGCAGGATTGAATTGGGGTCAAAGTAGACGGTGAAAGGATTGTCCACCGTATCAATGAAGATTTCTTGGTCAAATGAATCCTCACTCACATACCGAGTATTGACACGCCAATAACCCCAACCCATACGCACAGCATAGTCAAAGGCGGTGTCATAAGCGGTGTCTGCGTTGGAATTGACCTCGATGTGGCGGGTGATGCCTTCAATGACTTGGGCAACTTTGTAGTCAGCCAGATTGTTTACGGCATGAACTTTGATGCGGGGGCGCTGCTGGCGCTGTTGGTTTGTGACCTGACGGATGTAGGCATCAATCTTGTTAATGGTCAGGCAGGGTCGGGCTTCAACGTTGCGGCTGTTTTGAATCTCAACGGGCCATTGGTCGCCTGCGGCAAATTTAATGTCTTGCAACGCTTCGGCACGATTATTTGAATCAGCGGTGTTTACCAACTGCCAAAACTTAATGGCATCGTTGATGATTGGATTTGGACCTGTTGCGGCTTGGTAGTCTGCCATATTTACCCCTTTTTAGGCATTATCCCATCCAACTTGCAGCCGTTGCAATCTGTGGCTGCTTTCTGCGTTTGGTGGGTTCCTTAATCATAAGTGCAATGTAACGGAATGCGTCTGCACCGTGCGAATATTGGTCATGCAACGGATTGCGGCTGAACTGCCCTGTTTCGGGGTCAACCTCATAACGGTAGTGGCGCAAACACGCCAAGCCTTCAGCACACTTTTCACGGTCAAACCAGATGTTTGGAAAGATGGTTCGGGCAGCGTTTATGGAATCCACAATTGGCACTCTTGGCATGATCTGCGTCTTATACCCTGCGGCTCTCACAATATCGTCAATGCTGCGACCTTGTGCCGCTAGCGTTTTGTTCTCAGCGTCATGGGGCAACCAAATTGTGTCATACACATAGCCAAACGTCTGCATCGTTGCAAGGTAATGGCTCATGGTCTTTTGGCTGTCCTCAATGTAGCGGATTAGCCTTGTTTCCATGCCCACAAACTGCAAGAACCAGATGGCGGTGTTGTCCGACCAACCCAAATCAAACACAGCGTGAACAGGTTTGGTTGCGTCATACGGCACTTTGGTGATGCGCCCATCCAATTCAGCCTGCTGCATTTCCTTGGCAAAGATAGCCCCGTCAACAGTTTGGCGGCATAGACCTTCCCAAACTTGGTTATACGCCTCAAGGTCACGGGCTTTTAGTGCGTCTTTCTCGTTTCGCAGGGTTTCAGGGAACCAAGGGTTATCCGACCAATTGATTTTGATCAGGATGGCATCCTCTGGTGGGTTGACCACAAACCGCTGATAGGTTTCGTCTGTTTCCAACTCAGGGTTAAAGCTGACCCAAATTTCTGAGCCTTCCTTGCGGATGGTCGGGATTAGCACATTCCATGACAGGCGGCTTACGGATTGGGCTTCCTCAACCCAACAAATGTCCACACCCTCATAGGATTTAACGTTTGCCACGTTGTTTTTCAGACCCACAAAGCTAAATTCTGTGCCGTTCTTGCCACGGATGCTGGCTTGGGTTATGTCATAGAACCCAATCAATCCCAACGCCTCAATTTGGTCGCACAGCAACTTGTGAACCGAATCCCGCATTGAAGTCATAAACTCACGGGCGCACAGCACACGAAGGGGATTCTTTGCGCCAAGGATTAGAAGCGCCCTAGCAATGCCCCATGACTTAGCCCCACCCCTGCCGCCATAGGCAACTTTGTAACGGCTTTTCTGAAACAAGCCTTGCAGCTTGACAGGGAATTCTGCCTTGGCAATTGCGTTGGTAACTACATCAGACATGGTGCTGGTTACGTTTATCCAGCGTCATCAGACCGATTTTCAGGTTGGACAAAAGTGACCTGAATGCCAGAAAGCAAAGGCGCACCATCTGCCCCTGTAATCTCTTGTTCCATCTTGTCACGCCAGCCCAATACGTTTTTGGCAGTAAAGATGCTGAAATTCGCCTGATACATCCCACCGATTGCACCCTCAACCAACAAAGCCTCTTGAAAGTCCTTCGCTCTTTTATAGGCGTAAGCAAATTCAGGATACCTTAATTCTCCATCTGGCAGTTTGGCAGTTGCCCACTCATGTAGCGTTTCTCTTGTAACGCCTACTTTAGTAGCAAATCTAGCCAATGTCGGGAAAGGATTTAGTTCTTTTTCAACCTTTTCCTTTCCTTCTTTGTCATAGGTGGTTTTGATGGTGTACACGGCAATATCAAAAAAACGAATGAGGTCATCCGCATACTCTGGCTTGTATGAGGATGGTCTACCTACGGGTCGTTTTTCGATAATGTCGGTCATTTTTTGGTTGGTTTTTTGCCAGCTTTTTTCTCGGCTTCACGTTTTACAGCATAGGCAATCGCCACGGCTTGCTTTTGGGGCTTGCCAGCTTCGATTTCCTTCTTGATGTTTTTAGACATTGCTTTCGGTGTCATTGACTTGATCAACGGCATTTGCTTTCTCCTTGGACATTTCGCCCAACATATTGTTTAGTTCTTGGATAGCCCCGCTGATTTGCAACAAGATGGATTCGTGTTGTTTAGCCATTGTCTTGAGTTCTTCAATTCGGGCGGTGATTTTTTCTGTGGTCATCTCTCGTTTCCTGGTGAGTTTGAGGGGTCACTTGGGGTTAGTTGCTGAATTTTTTGTTGTAGTTCTTTGTTTTCTCTAAAAAGGGCAGCGGCTTGCACCATTGCAGCGTCTCGCTGCCCTTCCAGCATCTCAACCAGAAGTTGAACTTCGGGGTCGGGATGTTTCAACATATTACTGAGCGTTAGAAACCATCAGGTAATACGGTGTGCCATCAGCAGCCACGACCTTGATGGTGTGGGTAACGGCAGCGGCAGTCTTAGTTGCAACCATAGCGGTTGGCAAGTTAAACAGGTTGGTGGTCTTGGCTGAACCAGATTCGGTGAAACGAATCCAAGATGCAGATGCAGGCAAAGTCACGCCTGAATCCCAGTTGGTGTCAGCTTGGATTGCAGCCAAAGTGCCGCCAGGCGCAGCAGTTGTGCCGCCCACAGTTGCACGAAGGGCGTTACCAGCACCAGAAATAGTGCCGCCTTGAACTTCCATGCTGATGTGTGCGCCATTGATAGTGCCAGCAGCAGCAGCGCCAGTACCAGTTACAACGGAGAATGCACGAACAGTCTCGCCTGAACCTGTGCTAGAAAAGGTCAGTTTGTTGTAAGACAGTCGGGTGTCACCGCTGGTGGCGCTGGTTGTGGCGTAAGCGCCATTCAACACGCCAGCCGAACTGATGCTGATTGGCACAGAAGATGTACCAACTTGGACTGATTGAAATGCGGGGTCAGCGTATGCAACGCCAATTGCGATTGAGTTTGACATTTTTGGGTTCCTTTATTTATTCCAAAAGGTAGGGCGGGATTGCCCTAAAAAGATTCTATTCAACAATTCCAGTTTTTCAAACTTGCTTTTGCTCGTTCGGCTGGACCTTTTGCGTGTTTAACAACCCCTTCCATTCGAGCGCAGAAACTTGCTTTGCGCCCTGCGTCAGCCTTGGTCTTTGGATTTGGGGCAGGCGGTTTGAGATTGGCGTTGTTCTTTTTGTTGTACTTGGCACGACCTTTGGCGGTCATTCCTGCACCCTTTTCTGTTGGGTTGTAGGTTTTGCCTTTGCCTGTGGTCTTATGGGGAATGGGTTTATCGTGCTTTTTCATTTCTTTTTCGCAGTCTTGGCTGATTGACGAAATGCCTCGGCTGTGGGTGCGCCCTTTGTGCCAGGCTTACGCATCCGTTCAACAGGCTTGCCCTCGGCTTTTTCCCGCTTAATGCGTTCCTGTTTGGCGTGAATGTTGGCGTAAAGTCCCTTCATACTTCCTCCACAAAGCAAACATCCTGCCATGACATTTTCAGGCAGCGTTTCCCGTCAATTTCAACGGGTTCAAACTTAAGATATTCGTCACCAGCATCAGCAGCGACAGTACCAAAATGCACCAAGTCACCAATGTTTAAGCCCACATTTAAGGCATCAGGACCAGCGGCAATCACTATGCCTTTGGTATCTGCGCCCTGCATTTGGCTCAAATCCAGCAGTTCAGATGTAAATCGTTGGGCGGGTTGGACAATGATTTTGTCTCGCAAAGGCTTGATGTTCATGCTTCCACCTTTGCTTTTCTGGTGTATTTGCGTTTGGGCGGGTTGTCAAGCACAGGCAGTTCCAAGATTTCACGCTTGGCGCTGTGCTGACCACACCAATCTGTGTGGTGCTTGTTTTGTTGCAGCGGATACAAACGGCAAACCCCCATGATCTGCTGATCACGGTAGTAAATGCAATTGCCGCAATTAGAATGCTGTTCAGCCATTCAATACCTCTTTTATTGTTTGGTTAGAAGCGCCCTCAAAGGTCGAATTTGGGGGCGTTTCGCTTTTTTAGTAGCAGTTCTTTGGAACGCTCACAGTTCCCTTGCCTTCAACCTTGCTGTCTTTGCCAGTTTGGTTGGTTTTGGCAGCGGGGATGCGGTCTTTTACGCCCACGCTGGAAACTTTTTTGTCGTTTACAGCCTTGGGGATGCTAAAGCTGTTGCCGTATTTGCCGTTGATGTGCATGATTTCTCCTTAGTTGAGGAAACGCAGTTTGTAAAGGGTTGTGTTGATCAAGTCTGCAATTTCATCAACGATGTTTTGCAGTTCTGAATCTTGTGGCAACTCTTGACGGGCTTCTTCCACAAACTCTTTCATACCTTCCATGTATTTCACAGGGTCAGTTGCGGTGTGGAATTCAGCGGGAAACTTTTTCAGTTGATCATACCGACCCATGTAGGCTTCTGCAAACTGGTCGGTCAACTCGATGATTTCGTCATAGTATTCGCCAAGTGCCTGATGCACAGCAAAACTATTGGTTGACCAGTGCATGAAATGCGTCACCGTGCTGGAATGCAGCAAGGTGGCAACAAATTCGGCTGTTTCATCGTTCATGTGTTCACTATACCAAAAAGAAGGGGGGAATTAAACCCCCCAACGGGGATAAAGCAACTGCGGAGACAACCAACACCCCGTCAGTCAGATTGTGTCAGGAATCGGCACACCGTCAACCCAATTGCCGCTGTCCACCAAAGCCTGAACCGTTTTAATGTGCGCCTTGCGCCAGATTTCCTGTCTTTCGGCTTTAGACAGGTTTTTGCCTTGGTCAATTTCATAATGGCATTTCAGGCAAAGCGCAGCCACCAGATTGTCATCGCACTTGATGCCCTTGCCCTTGCCACCACCCCAATTTGAATGTGCGGCTTGGGTTGGGTATGCCCCACAATGCTGGCAATCCAGTTCTGCCACTTTTTTAAGCAGCTTTTTGCTTCTGATGTATTCGTGTTTGGGAATCATGTCACTTCCACCACATTTTTTCCATGACTGCGTATGTAATCGGCAGTCTTTTTGATCATTTTTTCATATTCAGACCTTGCGATGCTTGTTCTTTGAAGGTCGTGAAATTCCCAGACGTTTTTAATCGCTTTTATGCCCACCCCTGACAACCCCATCACCTTGGTCTTTTCATAGCGTTGTGCAGCTTGCAATAGGGCTTCCTGCGCCTCTTTGCAGTAAGGCAAAACCTCTGGTCCTATACCGTTTTTGCCCATAGTCTCAGAAATGTTGACCACATCAGCCAGCCAGCGCCAATCCTCCACGCTTCCCATGCCTTTGGTCATTGCGTCAATTGCGGCAAGTTCACACAGCCTGAGTTTGTCAAGGGATTTGCCATCAGCCACAGCAGCGCCAGCGATTGCATGGGCAATAGGGTTGATATTGGTTGACCAAACCTTGCGATTGCATCGTTTTCTCATGCTTCACCTCTTGCTCGGATTGCTTTGGAGCAACCTTCAGCGACATATCCTTTTTCACTTAGTTCGTCACACAAGTTAGCACACGCCTCACGCTCTTTAGCTGCTACCAGTTTGGCAAAGGCTTCAAGATGACTTGTGATAATGATTGAATTGTCATCTCGACCTTCTTCATCACACAAATTGGCTTTTTTTCCCATTTCAATGATTTCATCTTGTGTCATTGCGTCACCTTGTCAGTCATGCGGTTGTTGGCTTGTTCTGTTCTCCAAATGTCGCAACGCATCCGTGCCGCTTCAAGATTCCACTTCAAGGTTTCCTCGGTTTCAATTGCTGCCGCCAAACCTTGTAAAAGTTCTTGGTATTCAGGGTGGGCATAGGCTTCCCGTTCTTGGGCGTTTGCCGCCTCAATCCCCATTACCAAAGCCTCTTTCATCAAAAGTGCTTTTTTTGTTTTTCTGAATTCCTCAAGGTAAACACGCTGGCTTTTTGCTTTGGCGTATTTCGCAGAGTTATTCAGGATGTAATCTACCGCTTTGTTCGGCTCACTCATTTAATCACTCCAATCATTCTCAATGCCGATTCAGGACCATCGACCACAGCCAATGCCCCACCCTTCCATGAACCATGCCAAGCAAGCTGGTCATCGGTCAATCTTTGTGCTGACGGTGCTTTGTTGCCATCTTTGATTTCCATAAGCAACGTCTGCCCTTTGAATCCAACAAGCAAGTCAGGTACGCCCTTGCCAACACCCGCCAAAGACTGCACCGTAGCGCCAGCCGCCCGTAGTGCCGACACCACAGCATCTTGATTTGCGTCAATTTTTGCCGCCCTTCTCATTTTTCTTCCACACAGGATTTGCAAATCCAAAACCGCATCCCACCACGCTTGATCAACTTGCCACCCAAAGCTGATTTGGAAATTCCACAGCGTGAGCAAATTCGGGCAATAAACTTCATTTTTTTAATTCCTCAATTCTTTTTTTAACTTCGGCATACAGACCATCCCATAGCCCCGATTTGTCTTTCTCCATCTCCAACACCTGATGTTTGGCATACGCCACCCAACCCTTTTGCATCGCTAGGTGGGCATACCAATCGACTGTTTTTTGTCTCAAGTTTTGAAAATCCATAGTCGCCTGTCAGTTCAAGGGCTTTGTTGATCGTTGCCTGCGAATACTGTGCGCCTTCACGCACTTCATCAAGAATGTTGTGGGCTTGGTAGTAGTTCATTGGCTTAAGATTCTCCAAGCTGTTGCTGCACAAAGTGGCACTTGTCCATTTCCAATGGCTTTAAGTCTGTCCAATCCAGCGGCCACCCCATCAGCCATTCGACCCACATTGGGTTCAGCTTCCCACCAGCATGGGTTGCTAATGTTGGCGTGTTCCTGTTGTACTCGCTCGGTGATGCACATTCCTTTGCATTGTGCGCTGTCGGCGTTGGGAACTGAACTCTCCCAACAATTGTTTCCAGATTCGGATTCCGTTTTTTGTTCCAAGCAGATTCTGGCGTTATTGTTGCCGCCATAGCTGAACAACTCCTGGGCGTTGGCCACATCTGAACCAACCTGCCCAACCCAACTGAACCATCCTTCCCGTTCTGATTTACTTTCCGAGGCATCCCAGTTCTTGTCTCGTAAAAACTGTCGTTCTTGCCAATCAGCGACCCTGTTGTTCCATCGCTGGCTACTGGGGTTGGAACCGTAAATCCAAATGCGCTCTCTTTGGTGGGGTGCGCCAACTGCGTTTGCTCCCAACACTCCCCATTTCGCATCAAACCCCATTTTGGCCAAGTCTCCAAGAACGGTTCCAAGTCCCCTAGAAGTGAGCATTGGTGAGTTTTCCACAAAGACAAATCTGGGTCGTACTTCGTGAATGATGCGCGCCATTTCTCGCCACATCCCGCTTCGTTCTCCGTCAATTCCTGCGCCTTTTCCTGCTGCGCTAATGTCCTGACATGGAAACCCGCCAGATACAACGTCAACAATTCCTGCCCACGGTTTTCCGTCAAAGGTTTGTACGTCATCCCAAATCGGGAAAGGCGGAAGAAGTCCGTCATTTTGTCTGGCGCACAATACGCTTGCTGGATAGGGTTCCCATTCAACGGCACAGACTGTTCGCCATCCAAGGAGTTTTCCCCCAAGTATTCCTCCACCAGCGCCTGCGAATAAAGCCAACTCATTCAAAAGTCCTCCTCAACCTCTGTGAAAGGTTTAACTGGTGGGTGTTTAAATTCAACTTTCTTGGGCTGATCTTTTTGTGGACCCCATTGGTGAAAGCTGCACATTGGCTTGTCAACTTTGACGGTCCAAATCTTCCCGCAGCCTGGCACACTACACAGCAAACGGGCGTAATCGTCATCAAACTTTTCGGTTTTGTTGGCTTTTGCAAAGGTCATTTGTCATACTTCCCATCAATGATTTTTTGAAAATTGGTTGCGTTCACCACCCATTCAAGGTCAGGTCGCCACGTTCGCCCCTGACTTTCAAAGCCTGCCGACAACTTGGTGTCTTTGGCGATGTAGCCAAAAAATGAATCCCACCACCTAATTCCATCCTGTTGGGTTTTGTAGCCCTCTGGCGAATAGTCTGATGGTTTGGCAGCTTGAATCCAACGCTGGCGTAAGTTGGTAGCCCTTGAGCCTTCCCATACCCTTGGTTGCGTCAAGTGGGGTAAATGCTTTGCCCAAAGTTTCAAAATTTCCTGATGTGGACAAGTTGGGAAGGTACTTCCCGACAAAGAAGGTTTACCTTCTTTAATATTGTGTTCTGTGTCTTGTGTCTTGTGTAATGTGTCTTGTGTAGCATTGCTTTCGGATTGCGCTGGCAATGCGTTCGCATCTTTAGCCTTATTCCATCGGGCTTTGGCGCTTTCACTAGCCTTGTGTGACTTGTCGCCAGCCTTCAAAATCTCAGCATTCGCACGGTGGTGAATCCAACCATTTTCGGTGCGCTCGAAATACTCTTGCAATACGGTTGCAATGCAATCGGTATGCGAACGCATACGAATCTGCCTTGCAGTCTCGTTGATTTCTAAGGGAATGGGGGTTTCGTGAAGATAGTACCAATCAAGCAAACGCCTGTAAGTCAAATCTTCCATCTCGGAAAGATGCTCTGTGTGACTTTTGTAGTCACCTATGTTGAACTGGTAATAGTGCATTGTTCACCTTACGTTGTCGGTTGCCGTTACTGAAAGAAACATTGGCAGGGCGGTAACGAATCGCCTTTTCCCCCGCTAAAGGTAGCCATGTTTCAAACCATGTTACATCAATTGATCACTTCAAACCATTCAGGGCGAATCAAACGCAGTTGAAAAATGCGCCCCTTGGGTATGCCCGTGCTTTTCCAAAGCCACACAGCGCCCCTTGTCACACCCAATAGCCTTGCTAGCTCACTCTGTGAGCCTGCCTTTTGGATAATGTGATCAATGTTCATGCGTATAGTTTACTAGACTTTTGGGCATTTGCACAAATACAACACTTATGGTTTGTCCTAATAAAAATATCTTGATTGTTGTCTAGTTTGCTATACACTAGCAGTCATGCCGTAGCGCAACGCAAGCGGTCTTTTTTGGAGTATGTATGAAACACACCGACCTGACACAGTATTTTGCAGAGGAACGTGACGATTCCGATGCACAACTGGAATGCTATTTTGACGACTACACAATGAGTTTGTGGCACGTTTACGTCAACGAAGCTGAAATTTACAACCTTCTTTCAGAAGCCGTGATTGCATCACTTGAACGGGAATATGCCAGGCACGTTCGCAACGAAGCCCGTGAACACAATCTCGATCTGGCAATTGCCCGATACGAATCTCTGCAACTCGACAAAGCAATGGGGTACTGAAATGACTGAACGCAAATATCCACGCACTATGCAAGAAGCCTTCCCTAACACCGTTGAATATGGTGCAGCCATTGAGAAGCCCTACAAAGGTTTGAAGTTGGTTGACAAAGTAATGATTGCAGTCAGCGTTTTGTCGCTGGTTGTGGTTGCACTTGATTTGTTTTTTTGGAGAACTTAAATGCGTTATTTTTTAGCCTTGTTTGTGGCAACTCTTGCAGCTTGCTCAACCACCCAACACACCCCACCCAACCAAGAATTAGTCATTGACGCAAAGATTCAACAGATGGGTCGCCAAGAAGTCATTGACGCTGTGAAGCAATGCGAAACATCAGGACTTCGTGCCATTCCAATTTACGCCAAACGCAAGATTGGTGGTTACACAGTTGAAACCGTTGTGGAAGTCACTTGCGGTCCTCGTTACGCTTATTAAGGAAATATCATGGAAACCAAAGACATTATTGAACGTGCATTTCAAGTCACGCCTGTTGGCAAGCAGATTGCCGCAGCGTTTGTCAAAGCGCAGTTGGCGTTTGGTCCTGCGCTCAAGTCCTCAACTAACCCACACTTTCGCAGCAAGTATGCAGACCTGTCTGCCTGCGTTGAGGCGGTCATTGATGCCCTCAACAAGAACGGCATTGGCTTGATGCAACGCACTTACGAATGCAAAGATGGCGTGATGGTGGAGACTGTGTTTATCCATGAATCTGGCGAAGTCATGGAATGCGGGTTGCTTCATGTTCCAGCAACTAAACACGATGCCCAAGGTTTTGGGTCAGCTTTGACCTATGCCCGTAGGTACAGCCTGCAAGCTGCCTGTGGCATTGCGCCAGAAGATGATGATGGCAACGCAGCCAGCAAGCCCAAAACAACTGTTGATTCAAACTTGATGGCAGACCACATCATAGCAATCCAAGACGCTACCGATGAAGCAACGCTTAAAGCAGCATACCAAGCAGCTTACAAAGCCTGTGGAACAGATGCAAACTGGCAGAAACAGATCATTGCAATCAAAGATGAAAAGAAAGCGAGTTTGAAATGATTGAACAAGGGCATCTTGTGTGATACGATGTGGGCATGATTACAAAACATGACCTTATCAACTTGTTTGATGTGTTTCCAGATGAAGGAAAGTTTGTTTGGAAAAACGTATCAAAACATCACAAACGTCTTAACGGACAAGAAGCAGGATGCCCATCAATGTCAAATTGCAAGGAATATTGGCACATAAAAATAAACGGCAAACGATACAAACGTGGTCGATTGATGTTTTTGTATGTTTATGGAAATTTCCCAAACCCTTGCGTTGACCATATAAATGGCAATTCACTTGATGACAGGATTCAAAATCTTAGAGAAGCAAGCGTCATTGAAAACGCATGGAATCACAAAAAAAGAACAAGAATAATTGATTTGCCAATGGGTGTAAGAAACATGGCAAATGGAAAATTCCAAGCAAGGATTGGTTACAAGGGTAAACAGTTGCATCTTGGGGTGTTTGAAACACCAAATGAAGCAAAAGCGATTTATGAAACAAAACGAAAGGAACTTTATGGAAAATTCGCTTGAAATTACGCAAGGCAGTGATGCTTGGTTTGCACAGCGACTTGGCAAAGTAACTGCCAGCCGTGTTGCTGACGTTATTGCCAAGACCAAAACAGGTTACAGCACCAGCCGTGACAACTACATGGCACAACTTGTCTGCGAACGCATGACACAGACTGTGGCTGAATCCTACACAAACGCAGCAATGCAATGGGGTACTGAAACCGAACCACTAGCACGGGCAGCGTATGAAAGCCATGCTGACGTTTTGGTGGATGAGGTAGCCATGATTACCCACCCAACAATTGA